CGTGTACATCTTTTTCAGGAAACGCCATTTGTAATCCTCTTGTTAATGTACCACTTGAACCTACTGACCATATTTCACTTATCTCTATATTATAATCTATTTGTATTGTTTTGGCAAGCGTGGCTATGTCTTCTAAAACTCTTGGTTCTTCTAATCCTAAAGGTAATATTCTACGTTTTGTAGGATCTTCATAAAAATATTCTCTGGCTTTTGCCTTTGTTACGTTTAACATACCATTTGGTACCCAACGTATATCGGCACCATAATCTAATGCCTGTTGTTGATAAGGATGTAATTTATCTAGTGACCTTTGTGCCATAAAGAATACAGCTTTTTTGCCATACGCTTTGGCTTGTAACGTTAAAGATAGTTGAGCATAGCCATTTGCTGGGCAACCACCATAAACAAATTCTTCAGCACCATTTTGTATTTCTTCTCTAATTAGTCTATCTACAAATCTTCTTTTAGAACCACCTTCAAGTAAATCATCTCTTACTATGTGGAATCCTTCGTGTTCTTCTATAACTAATTTAGGAAATTCATATGGTTTCATTTTACTATTTCTACTTCACTGTCTGTTGCTACTACAACTCTAGCACCGCAAGATAGTAAAGGCTTTTCATTACCGCCATAAATTACTGTACTAGGACCTAATACTTTTACTTCCGTACAATACGTATTTTTAGAACCACTTTTTACAGTAATAACAGGTTCATTTGTATTATGTTTTTTGTTAGCACGTATTTTATGTTGATTAACATGAATATATGTTTTATATTTTTTCAATTACTTTTCCACCTTTCTGTAATTGATCCATCATCTTTTCAGCTTTCTTATAAGCTCTATCTAGTTTAAATTTAGAAACGTGTTCAGTAAATGTTCTACCTAACATATGGTCATATTCGTGTTGGAATATTCTACTCATCATGCCATCTAAATGAGCTTCTTGTAAATCACCATTTACATCTGTATATTTTACAACAACTTTACGTGGTCTTTTAATAGATAAAAACACAAAAGGAAACGTCAAACAACCTTCTTTCATCATTACAGTTTCCTCACTGGAAGAAACTATCATTGGATTAAAACAAGTCATCTTTAACCCTTTTTCTATCATAGGATGTCCACCCATTACAAACATATTAAAAGGTAAACCAACTTGATTAGCAGATAAACCTAAGCCTTTGTATTTAAACATTAACTTAAACATCTCATCAGATAATTCTTTTCTATCTTTAAAACCCTCGTCTGCTAACATCTCATCAACAAAAGGTGCTATTGCTGTTTGTACTCTAGGATCATTTGGTGGTATTAGTTTTAATTCTTCTTGTTCTTTTTTAAGTCCTTCTTGTAGCATTTCTGACGTAGTTTTTTCTTTAGACATTTTGTAACCTCGTAAAGTTGTTTGTTTTTTCGAATTTAATTATGTTAGTAAATTTATCAAATAATATATCTCCTTTGTGTGATATAATAAAGACATTTTCTTTTGATAGTGTTTGAATAATTTTAAAAAAGTCTTCGGTACCTTGACCATCTAAACTACTATCAAATATTTCATCTAATATTAATAGATTTGTATGTGTACTATTTTTCATTTTGGCAATAGCACGCCAAGTAAAGACTAGAGCTAAATCTATTCTCATCTTTTCGCCTTCACTAAAACAATTATAATCAAATGTATCTCTATGGCGACTTTTAACTGTTTCATTAAATTCTTCATCTAAATGAAATGATATAAAAAAGTCCATTGATTGTAAGTATTGATTAATCAATTGATTCATAATTGGTAAATACTTTTTAATAATTCGTTTTCTAGCACCTTTTTCTGATAATATTTCTCTTAATATATCAACGTATTTCTTTTCTTCGGTAATCTTTTCTAATTCTGTTGTTGTTTCAGATAACTTTTCTTTTAAGTTTGATATTTCTATCTTTAGTTTTTCAATATCTTCTTCGGATAAACTTTCTAATTCTTTATTAATTCTAGTTGTGTGTTCATAAATGCCATCTAATGATGTATTTAATTTTGCTAAATCAATATTCATATCTCTTATCTTATTTGATAAGTTTGTGTATGCCGTAACTTGTTCTTCGGCTTTAGAAATCTCGGTTACCAAATCTTTCATACCATCATTTAAAGTTGTTAACTTACCTTTTTCATAGGCAATCTTTTCACCTCTAAATTCTGATTCTAGTTTTTGTGTACAAGTAGGACAGTTATCATTGTCTTCAAAAAACTCTAATGCCTTTTTATGTGTTGTTAAGTTTTGTTCTATCTTTGTTTGTATCTTTTCTAATTGCCTTAACTTCTTTTCGGCTTTATCTTTGTCTTGTACAGATGTTTCTGTGTTTTTAATAGTATTTTGTAATTCTTCTATCTCAGCACGTAATTTCTTAGCATTTTCATCATTTTTTTGTAGTAATTCTAATTTATAGTCTTTATCTTGGTTTTGGCGTGTTTCCAGAGTGTTTAGATGATTGCCTTGTAATTCTATCTCTTTGTCTAGCAAATCGTGTCTATGACGAACCTCGGTGATGTTTTTAGTCAACATTGACTGTTGATCTCTCAATATTAAGTCCATTTGTGTAAAGACCTTAATATCAAGTATTTCCTCTACCACATCTCGTCTGTATCGTGCTTTCATCTTCATAAATGGCTCGTAAGATGATGAACCTAATATAATGACTTGTACAAATGATCTATAATTTAATTTCATTATATTTTGTTCTAATACTTTTTGATAATCTACAGCACTTGCCTCTTGGTTAAGTAATTCGCCATCACAATAGATTTCAAATAGATTGGGTTTAATACCTCGTCTAACTTTATAATGTTTTGTTCCTACAGTAAATTCTATTTCAACAATACAATCGCCGTTGTTTATAGTGTTTACAATTTGTTCTTTTTTAATAATTCTAAATGGTCTATTAAACAATACAAAACAAATAGCATCTAATAAAGTTGATTTACCAGAACCGTTTGTTCCAATAATCAAAGTTGTTTGTGACTTATTTAAATCAACTTCTATCGGTGTGTTACCGGTAGATAGAAAGTTTTTCCAACTTATCTTTTTAAATACTATCATCTTTCACTTGCCTCAGTATAAACATCTTTTATAAAGTCTTTTAATTTACTTCTATCTAAATCTGTTTCAATTTGGTCAACATAATTACCTAAAAATGTAAGTGTATCTTCTCCTTGATCTAGTATATCTTCTCTAACACTAGCAGATATATCTGACATATTGTCTTCAACCACAATAACTTCGTGTGTGTTTATTTTAGTTTGTAATCTATCAACTAAGTTATCAAACATATCTTCATTGGTTTTATTTGATACAAATAGTTTAACAAAAGTATTATTATATTCTGTTAAATCTTTTTTATAATAATCTTGTTCTTTATCATTATAATATATTTTTTTATGTATTCTTTTTGGATTAACTATTCTTTCTAATTCTCTTGTTTCCGTATCAAATATATGAAACCCTTTAGGATCTTTATAATCTGACCATGTCATTTCATATTGAGCACCCAAATAATAAATGTGACCATCATCTGATTTTTTGTGAAAGTGACCAGAAATAACTTTTTCAAATCTTTTAAATTGTGATGGCTCTAATCCTTGTTCATTAATAATACCTCTTTGCATTTCAAAGCCTTTAACTTCTAAATGACCAAAACAAATCTCTGCTGTAGCATTATCAATGGCATATATCGAGTCATCATAATTATCATCACATATCCAAGGCAAAAATAACATACGACAACCACCTAGTTCTAATTCTTTTGGACCTGTGTAAATCCAAGGTTCGTGTTTGCCATCAAACGTAGTAAATAGTTCTGTTACTGAATTAACTTCATTTGTATTCTTATAATAAGTATCGTGGTTACCTACAATAATATGTGTATCAATTTTCATATCCCATAGTCGTTTAAAAAACTTTTCTCTAAACACACTAGCGGTTTTAAAATTAATAAACTTACGTCTATCAGTTACATCACCTAAATGAATAAGTGTTTGTATATTGTTTTTTTCTAAGTATGGAAAAAATTGATTATCATAAAAATCAACTTGATATTCCATAAAAGCAGGACTATCGTTTCTCACACCAAAGTGAGTATCGTTCAATAAAGCAATTTTCATTATATAAAATAATTTAAGTTAGATTTTGATGTTCGTTTCTTTCTCGGTTTTTTCTCTTTAGGTTTTTCTTCAACAACTGTATTCTGTCTTAAAAATTCACTAAATTGATTTCTAAATTCTCTATCTTCACCAGGTTGTAATGTCATATCATCATAATTAGCATCCATTATCAACTTGTGTTTGATTGTTACTTGTTTCTTTTCTTTTTGTATTCTACGAACAAAGGCATAGAAAATAATTTGAGTAAAATAAGCAAATGGGTTGTTTGATTTTTCTGGATCAAAGTTATTTAAGTATTGTAAACAGTTCTCAATACCATCACTTATCATATCATCTCTAAAGGTATAATTAATAAAATTAGGTCTATAACTTAAATGATTCGCAATCTTTAAAAAGCATCCACCAATATAATCTGTTACAGGTGGGTTAGGTTGTTTCTCACGCTTTGCCTTTCTACAAAGTTTTTTATATTCCTTCATCGCTTCTAAAAACTCTTTATTATCTACGTAATGTTCAGTTTTCTTTTTAGTTTTCATAATCTCTTTAATATACTATACTTTGTAAAAAAAGTCAATGGTCATTGATAAGTTCAACAACAACTGCTTCTGCTTTTCCATAATCTTCATAATTATTATTATAGTGTTTCCAAATTCTGTTTTCAAGTTGTTTAGGAGTGCCTTTAAAGGGGTAAGTATGTTCACAATATTTCTTCCAATTATCACTATTATAAGTTACTTTAATAATCCACTCACTTTTTTTCATACAGCATTGACTTTTAGGAAAATTTATGTATAATAGGCGTGTAGCCGTTTGATAAGGATAATACCAGGTACTTAGTGTACCGTCTTTTTAACATCTCTAAAACTATCAAATATTTCATTATATTCTTCTTCAGCATCTTCATCAAGTCTTTCTTGTTCATACTTTTCTGGCTCTTGTTTGGGAGCATCTAACTTTTCATACCCTTTGGCAATTTGATGATAACTTCTACTCATCTCATCTGTGGCGTTTGTTATCGTTAAAATTTTATCTTTAGGAATAGTAACAATTGGATCGTGTGTAAATCCATTCCATTTTATTAAAGCAATATAGTCTTTTAATCCACCTTTAGTAAACTGTGGTACATATTTAATTTGTAAAGGTTTAACTAATCTAATATATGGAGATTTGTCTTGTAATTGTTCTATAGGAAATGCTGTGACAATATCGTCACCGTTAACCAGTTTAACAATCTTAATTTGTTTAACTATTTTAATGTTTATTTCTGGCATTGTTTAACTCCACATTGTGGATTTCATAATTAAAATCTTCTTCATTGTAAATATTTATTCTTTCTCTAAAGTGTGCCAACGTGTAATTCTCCTTTTCATTGTATGAAATATCATCTGCTATATCATATAAAGTAGCAGCTGAATTATTATCTTTTAAACGAAGACCCCTACCAATAGACTGAAGATTCCTGATACGACTTTTAGAAGGAGAAGCGAAAACAATGTTGTGTAAATTCCTAATATTAACGCCAGTGGAAAAGACGCCATAACTAGCAATAATGATAGCGTTATCGGACTTCTCCGTAATCGCTCTAATATCTTCTCTAACTTCGGCATCTACACCTCCGTGTACGTAAAACACTTTTTTGTCTTGTGCTTTTTCTTCGATTAAATCTTTAAGAATCTCACCGTGTTTTTCAACATATTGAAATAAACATAAAGAATTGCCTTGTAAAGAAAGACATAGATTCCTAATATATTTATTTCTTTTTTCGTTAGAAACGATATAATCCATTTCTTCTTGGTATGATTTGTCTTTTAAAAAATG